TATCGAAAAATGCACACTCCCCTAATAAGGGACCTGTTACAAAATCTCAAAAACTGAATCAGACTCGGCGTCCTAGGATGGACGCCGGGCGTAATGGTAGTAGCGTAAACTCCCATGCTTCATGGATAATCCCTTTTGGGGGATCCTTATCTATGCTGCATGATGCTGTGAATCAAAATTGTGATCAAGGCGTAGAGGCTGGGAAATGTCCGATGGACAAGGTACCAGTCTCCCCTGATCTAATGGTGAAGGTTGCGGAATGTCTATGGACGATCGTAAAGGTTTGCGAGATGTTTGGATTTCGGAAGGACGGATGGTCCCCAAGTACAACTTTTCTTGCATGGTACAAAGGCTCGGTTGAGTGTGGCTCATGGTTAAAGTATGCGAAGTATAAACTTGCTGCTTTCTATGCACACTCCCTTGGTCCTCCCAATGAGACCCCGAAGGCCCCGAAAGGGCTTTCCGATCGGGACAAACCCGCCTTCATTGTTGGGGGTAAACTTGGCCGCTGGCTTTCGTTGTATCTTCTTCGGTCTAACCCGATGGAGAAGCAGGAACTGTTAAACAGTCTCTTACAATCGAAAAAGGGTATGCCAAGACCAACTAAAGACATGTTGGAATTGGGCGCTCTTGACACAATGAACTCATTGTTTGTCAATGAGCCCCCTGCTCTGCCAGTTGACGGATCGCTTTTAGCGTGGTCTTCTGACAAAATGTTGTATGGTGCAGTCGGTAAGATGGAAATTCCATCTACGTTGTCACGCATTCATCTTGAAGAGCAGCTCAGACGTACTGTCCGAGAAATCTTTAGGTTTGGCGGTGTAGAGAAATATGATCCCGTGGAGGAAGTTAGTCACTTCTTCCCATCAACCAGTGCGAACTATATAAGAACGCGTGGTCAAGGGGGAGCCGTAGGCTTCCTTAAAGATTGGATGGCAAACCGTGAATTCGGTTTGACGTCCAGGGAGCTTGTTTCTATTTCACTTTTTTACCCTGGTATTGAGAATGATTATATTGGTGCGAGTGGTCCTCTTGTGACATACGACGATTCCCTTTTGAGACATCAGTTTCAAAGGTTTTATCGCCAGCTACTGACTAGTGCTGGATATGAGGAGCCTGAGGTAGAGCCTGTTGCCCTGCCTGAGCCTCTTAAAATTCGTGTTATCACTAAAGGTCCTCCACTTCTGAATACAGTTCTTAAACCTCTTCAAAAATTTCTGTGGCGTAAGCTTCAACGTCACCCTGCTTTTTCCCTTATTGGGAAGCCGGTGACAGAAGACTATATTTGGTCCCGTATGGGACAACGTCTTGCCTTAAACAAGTATTTCGTTTCAGTTGATTACAAAGCGGCAACGGATAATCTCCGTAGCTTTGTCTCTGACTGTATAGTTGATGAGCTTAGTCGAGTGCATAATTTGCCTATCTCGATATCAGAACTCTTTAAGCGTGCTTTGACTCAACATCTCTGGACCGATGCAAATGGTTTTACCCATGCACAAAAAAATGGTCAATTGATGGGGAGCATTGTCAGTTTTCCTGTTCTCTGCATTGCAAATGCGGCTGTATGCCGTTGGGCTGCTGAGTTGGATGACAATCAGGTTTGGTCTCTTGAAGACCTGCCTTGTATGTTTAATGGAGATGATGCTGCTTTGAAGTTGACATCGGAAGGATATGGTATATGGCGGAAGATTGCAGCTTATGCTGGTCTTGAGCCATCTGTCGGGAAGGTGTATCAACACACTTCTGTCCTTAATATCAATAGTACAGCTTTTGTACATGATCTTGAGAACCCGCGTCCAGTTTTATGGACGAGTGACGATGGTAAAACCATATGGCGTCAGAACCCTTGGAAGGAAGTTAAGTGTGTGAATATGGGTTTGTTCACCTTGACTAAACGTTCCGGTGGGAGTTCGGCACTAGTTGTTTCTGATGTTAGAGGGAAAGAGAATATTTCAGCCTGTAGCCGCGAATTGCTTCGTGCTGCACCGGAAAGGATAAAGGAGACCGTTTTGGCTCATTTCATCCATTTTCATGCAGCAACGCTTCGTGGTTTCAGGGTACCTTGGTTTATTCCTGAGTGGGCAGGGGGTCTTGGTCTTCCTTTCTTGTTTAAGAAAGTTTCAGAAGACGTTGACGATGATCGTCTAGTCTTGACAGGCCGTTTTGGGCCGTCAATTCCTGACTTGAAACGATTACACTATCTTTTACTTAATTTTGTAAAGATGAGTCCCCTTAAACCCTCAACTAACGTAAGTTGGTTGACTCACTCGCGAGTTTTGAAAGAGTTGCCGTTTAGGCCTTTACAAGCTCTTTCGACTGAAGATTCGGTGCGCCCATTTTCTGAAGAGTACAGTAAAATGTACTCCAGTATGGTGTGTGCGCAGTTTCTCGGATCCAATGTTTCGATAAACGATTTGTACGATAAGAACCCTATGTCCTTGTCGAACCGTGTCCTTCGTTCCAATGAAATTATGTGGAAGAAGTTGACCGTACTTGGGATAAAAATGTCCCCTGTACCGTTGTCGAAGGTTGTTAACTCACTGGAATTCCAAACGTTTCTACCAGTAATCCCTCAACGGGATTTACCTAAGAACGTGACGTATTCATTCCAATTGCCTGTCCAGCCCCAGTTTGGGGTTGTGGCTCGCAATGTTTACAATGATTCGTCTGCTATTGAAGCTTATGAGCGATGGTCTAATGATCTTGTTCGTTTGCATGATATTGTAGATTGATTTGTTGTGATTCACAGCGCCCGGTCGGT